GCTTTCCCTCTGCGCTGCTCCCCGTCGGGCTGAAATCGGAGCAATTTCAGGGAACAAGGCCGTGCACTGCCCACTGCGTAGGCCCGCTGCGCTAACCCGCGAAATCGCCCGACATTTCCCCATCCTGCTCACACGCCAGACCGCTTACCCGGTCAGCGGGCGGCGGTCAGGGGTTCGTTGTTGCCTCTTTCTGAAGCTTTGTTCTGAATAAATTAAAGGGGTCAGGGTCATTTAATAATAGGGGACACCCATTAGTCGGCCCGTGTCAAGTAATAATAGGGGACACCCATTAGTCGGCCCGTGTCAAGCGAGCAAACGAATCCATGGCGGCGCCAGCCGCCGGTTTAGAGATCGGGGTCAGAGTAACAATTCCAGTTGATGAGCTGGTAAAGAATAATAGGGGTCAGACCACGGTTTTTCGGTCAAGTCCCCTAGCCCTCAAAACACCGCGGGTGCAGTAAAATGGAACCCTGTCCTTCTCACGAGGGGCAGGGTTTTTTCCTTAAGGGCCTTGGGATGCAGGGTTCTTATGGAAGAGACAAAAAGCGGCTGCGGGAGGCGGTGGAGGTGGTGTCCATGGCTGAGTGACTGTTCGGCAAATCCACCCATTGGCGGATTTTCTGGCGATGGGAATCAGCAAATTTGCTGCTCGGCGCCAACGACAAAAGCCCCCAACCCCACCGGTCAGCACCGATGAGATTGGGGGCAAGGGATGGATGGCAGGACTCAATGCAGCGGTGTTGCCGGTGGCACACCTCGGGTGAAGGCCAGACCCAGGCGTGCCTCGCGATCCCGGTCGCTGGCGATCTCCGCATCCACCATGGCCGCATCGAAGCCACGCTCTCCGATGGCCTGGGTGCGTGACTTGAAGCCCGACTGGATCGCCAGGGTCTCCGCCCGGATGTCCTTGAGGGGATCGACCCAGTCCCAGCGCGGTGGCAGCCAGTTGCAGTCCAGATAGTCGGCCCGGCGTTGCTCGTAGTCCGGCAGGGCAAGCTGCCCGGAGAGTACGGCCATATCCATCCAACGCGCCCAGACGGCGCGACACATCTGATAGACGATCACTGAGTGCTGGAAGGATTCGATCCGCCGGCGGAATTCGAGTAAAGCCGCCCGCGTGTTGGAGTAGTTGGCCTTGAGCATGTCGGCAGTGAGGTTGGCATACGGCAAGCCCAGGGCGGCAGCGACTTGCAACAAGGTGCGGTACTGGAAGCTCTCGTAATTCCCACCCACGTCGGCCGGTGCTGAGAAGGTGATGTCTTCCCCGTCATCGAGCATCTGCAACTGCCCCGGCTCCAAGGGCAGCAGTGGTTCGCCTTGGTCATCACGGTCCGCGGCGTTGTCCAGTTCCCGCTCGGGCCTGCGCACGAAGCCCACGAACATCGCGGCGACCTTCTTGCGGTCGAGCTCGGCATCGTCGTACTGGTCGAGCAGGAACAACTTCACCAGCGCCGGCGAGAATCTTGAGACACCGCGTAGCTGCCCGGCGTCGACCGGATCAACGATGTGCAGCACCGATTCGGCAGGCACCCGCACCGTTTCTCCAGCGAGCCCCGGATCGGTGATGTCGCCCGGGTGGCGGCGCAGGAAGTGGTAAGCGACGCGCCGGCCGATGCGGTCGAACTCGATGCCCTGGCGGATGCGGTGACCGTTCTCGAGCAACTGGTTGTGATTGAGTAGCAGCATCTCAGCCGGCAGCATCTGCAACTGTAGCGGCACGCTCAAGCCGTCCGCTGGGCGGCGCGGCCGAATCCGAAAGAACACCTCACCGGCGATGAACAGTTCCCGTGCGGCCCGGCGCTGCTGACCATAGAAATCCGTCAGCCCTTCGGCATCGGACTCGTCGGTCCAGCGCAGCCACAGGCGTTGCACCTGGTCCTTGAGCACCGCATCGGCGATGCCTGAGGAGGGCTTGATGCCGGTGCCTACCGCATTGCCGGCCCAGGACTCGACCGCATTGGCGGCGTAGCCGTTGTTGCGGATGAGGTAGCGGGCACGCGCGGTCATGTCGGCACCAGCGGCCTGGATCAGCGTGTTGACGTGCGCGCGGCTGGCGGCGAAGGTCTTGAGGCGGCGCTTCGACAGTCCGCCATCAAAGCCACCAACGACGCCACCGATCATCGCGCCCACCTTGCGGCGCAGGGTTGCCATCAGTTTGGGTTTCATCACAGTCCTTTCCCGCAGACAGTGCGGATGCGTCGTGCCCGTGGGCGGCCTTGCAGCCGGGCGATCTCGCGCTCCAGATCCGACAGCGCCGCCTGGATCTCGATATTGGATTTGTAGGTCACGGTCTTGTCGCCGGCCTTCACGGTGAGCACCCCATTGAAGCGGGCGGCCTGCAGCGCCTCGCGCTGGGCCTTGAGTTGGTCGAGGGTCATGAGTGGCTCTCCCGGCTACACGGCAAACCGCCGGCAGCCTGTTTCAAAAAATGTTCGTTGAATGTTTGATCGATGGCACCAGAACGCTTGGCTTCACTGGCGAACAGAGCGTGAATGGCATCGTCCATCAACCACCAGGAGCCAACGATGCCCACCCTTACAAGCACAGCCTCACCCCAGGCCATAGACGCCTACCTGCAGCACATCGCCACCATCCGCAGTCAACTGGAGGCACTGCAGCGCCATGCCGACGACCACTTCGGTCACGACCCTGACGCCATCCACTGGGGCCACGTCGGCGATCTCACCCGCATCGAGAACGGTCTGCGCGAGGTGTTGGCACTCCTCGACGGCAGTGACGAATGATCACCCGGAGAACCACCATGTCCGCACAAACTTCCCCCATCACCGAACGCCAACTGGACCTCATCACCCGCGCCCATTGCGATGCCAATGACCTGATCGAGCCACTGCTCGAGCTCAAGGGCGGCGCCAAGCTCAAGATGATCGCCAGCCTCGCGCAGCGCGGGCTGATCGAGCAGCAAGGCGGCCAGTGGCGCCTGACCGCCACGGCTATCGCGATCATCAAGGGTGAGGCGCAGCCGGAAGATGTCTTGCCGCCGAGCGGGACGGTGGCGCCAGCCGTCACTGCAATCACGTCCGCGCAGACGACACAGCCGCCCGATGACCCAGAGATGGAAGCCGCCGTCGCAGCCGCCGAGGCTTCCTGGCAAGCCGTGCAGGCAACACCCCGGGTGCGGGCCGACAGCAAGCAGGCCCAGGTCATCGCTTTGCTGCAACGACCGCAAGGCACCTCGATTGCCGAGATCATGGCCCTCACCGGCTGGCAAGCGCACAGCGTTCGTGGCCTCTTTGCTGGAACGCTCAAGAAGCGCGGCATCTTGGTCACCTCCGAGAAGGCCGAAGGCGGTGAGCGGGTTTATCGGGCGGCGTTGCTATCCGACGCGGCAGTCTGATCGGCGCTGCAGACCTCGGGTTGCGGATCGGGCCGCAACCCAGCCCGGAAGGCGCGTTCCATACGCAGCCCGTCCGGTCGCTCACCAGGGCGCAGTCCGAGCGCAAAAGCGTCCTCAATCGTCAGCGCCGCCATGAGCACACCTTTAGCGTCATCGCTGCCGTCGCCGTTGGGTTCGTCTTCCCAGCGCTTCCTCATCGCACCAGCTCCGATAGCGCTTCGTGAATTTCGGCGTCGAGCAGTGCTTCGACCTCGCGCACATCCGGCTGCTTGACCACGGCGGCGACGATCTGCGGTGCTACACGCCGGGGCAACTGCTGGATACGGTCGCGCAGGCGCCGTGCGAGGTTGAAGGTCTCGACCTTGACCTGATCGGCACTGATCAGCTTGCCGGTGCGTTCCTCAAAGTCCAACTTCGCCAACCGGGCAGCATAGGCCTCACGGATGGCACGGCTGGTCTGCAGGTTCGGCACCCCTGAGCGGGCATCGCCGCCCTCGCCATCACCTCGCGCAATGGTGTTGCGGTCCCAGGCTGCATCGGCCTTGTCGGGATCGATACTGCCATCGACCTCCTGCTGAATGCGGCCGGCAGCAATGGCCTTGCGCACCGCCTCGTGACTGACACCGCGATGTTGGGCATAGGCCCGAATAGAAATTCCCATGGGGATGCTCCTTGTGTGGATAAAAGAGAGAAGTGATCGGCAACCACCCGGCAACCTGAGGGCGCTGGGTTGCCAGGTTCAATCACGAACAAAAGGACGGGTGTGGATGGCGCTGCGGGTAAAAAGACGATCTGCCAAGGCCCGGTGGCAACCGGCAACCTGTTTGCGGCTCTGACGGTAGCGAGGTCGAGCGCTCGCGCGGCCCCCGCGTTTTAAATCGCCAGGGAGGACCCAAAATGGTTTCTGTCGCGCGGTTTGGCGAGATATCGGGAGCCGGGTGGGGTTACCCCCTTACCGGAGGGCGTTCGCCTGCAAAAACGCGTGAGGCAAGCGGTTCTACTGCATGCCAGCCGATCAGCGCAGGGCTGTCTCGGCAGCGTCTTGCGTCTGGTAGGGACGGTAGGCATGGAGCGGACAGCGCGACATGGTGCACAGGGTAATTTCACTGCGCTGGAAATTGCTGCAGACCAGACACATTGCTTTGATGGCCTGCCTCGGTGAGGTGCTGCCTTCGAGCGCACGCGACATGGTGCGCTGAACGCTGGCGGGCAGTGTCGAGAGGTAGTGCTGTTGATCAGCGGACAAGGGGCGTGACATCGCGTGACCGCCTCAAGGGTTGCCAGCCTTGGCCAGTTCTTCCCGCAGGGCTCGCTCCATCTGCCGGTAGTATTCCTTCAGCGCCACACTCCTGACGGTATCCGCCATCCCAAAGCGAGGCTCGACCTTCTGCCGTTTGCCCAGCAGGTAAAGCGCCAGAATTCGACGTTCATCCCGGCGCTCGAAGAGCATTCCCGCGTGGTAGAAGACCGTCTTCTTCTGGGCCAGTTGTGCCGGCCACTGGCTCTTGGGGATCACCTGCGTGCGAGCCTTCTGCGCCATCGGCCCGAGCGGGATGGCCGAGGTGCCGGTCTTGGTGCCACCGGTTTCCTGCAACGCCATGAAGCGATCCCGCGACCAAACTTCCGCCATCAGCGTGCGGGGTTTGGCAGGTGTCACACCGACGCCCCACTTGACCCACGGGCGGCGCAGGTTGAAGCGCTGGGGCAAGCTGTCACGTACCGCATCACGGGCATCGAAGGCGGTGCGAGTCAGTGCCTTCGCAGCAGCATTCGGGATGTGCTTCTCGGCCAGATCGGACAGGTGTTCGGTGGCTTGGGCCACATCGGCGGTGACGTCAAGTTTGAGCATGGGCTGGACCTCCAGAGTTAGGGGCGGGTCGGGGCGGACTCCAGAAACGACAACGCCCACACGGGTGTCCCCGGTGGGCGCAGTGATCAGCAGTACGACAACACTGTACCTTGTGATCCCCGGTGATTCAATTAGGTTGCAGGTCGTGCGCGCAAAGATTTTGTGGAGCGTGAGCGACGTCCTGACGGCGGGGCCTCGGCGTGCTCATACCCGTAGTGCCTGGCCAACTGCGTGAGCGCCCCAAGCAGGATCGAGCGCGCCTGTTTGGGCGAGCGGCTCTGGCCCGACCAGGCACTGCGCAGCGCCCATTCGCGGATCGACATCCCCAGGCCTACGATGTGCCACAACGCCTCACCGGCTGGCGTGGTGCTGCCGCCTACTGAATCCAGGGCTGCGCGCACATCTCGCGCCACCCGCGCGTTGCGCTCCACCATCAACTCGCCGGACCGGGTGCCGCAGGGCAGCCCATCGAGCCGGGCGGTGACGATGCCGCTGGCAAAGGCCCGGGCAAAGTCGGTGGCGAACTGCTGACCGGCATCGTGCTGGGTCGCACTGATGCTGCCCCCTTTGAGCAACAGCCCCAGGGTGTCCACGCAGCGAAAATGCTTCACGGTACGGCCATCGTCATCAGTCTCCTGCACGAACTGCAGTGCCGTGTCATCCGGGCGCACCTGCCAGTCTCCCAACCGGGGTGGATGGCGCGGTGCCACCCGCCCCGAGGAGTTGGGCTGGGAACGGGTGGCACCCATCAGGCGGCCTCGCTGGCCGATTCAGCCTTCTCGACCTTGGCCGCCACCAGGCAACGCGCCAGGGGCATCTCGCGCGGTGAGATCTCCAGGGCCTGGCACACCGTCTCGACATCCCCACCCTGCGCTGAAGCGGGCGGTGCCATCACCAGCAGCCGCGCTTCCTGCTCCGGGTTCCACATCCCACTGCGCGGGTCGGCTCGCCACAGCGCCCAGCCCACCGACTGTGCCCAGCGCACCAGACTGGCCGGCGGTGCGCCTTCGATGCAATACGGCTCCACCGTCACGATCCAGCGACCGTCGGCATCCTGCCAGAGCATCGCGTGATCGGCCGACTGTGGCAGACGCGGGGCCAAATCCTGCAGCCGCGACTCCCAGGCATAGCCGAAGGG